AAATATAAATCGATGTCAAACATAAAAGAACAAATCAAATCCGTATTCTCTAAGTACGGCATTGATCCTTCAACAGTTGGTATCAAGTTCGAAGAAGAAGCTGCTGCAACGGAATTAAAGTTTGCAGTTGAAGGTACTTTGAACGATGGTACAAAAATCTATTCTACCGCTGATGAGTGGGTAGTAGGTGTGGATATCTACACGCAAGATGCTGAAGGTAACCCAGTGCCTGTACCTGCTGGCGAATACCTATTAGAAGATGGTGTGACCAAAGTCGTAGTAGGCGAAGATGGTCTCATTGCCGAAATCGAACGCGAAGAACAATCAACTGAAATGAGCAGCGAAGACCTCGTTGCTGTTATCGGTTCATTGTCGGAGCGTATCGCAGCACTTGAAACTGAAAAGACTGAACTATCTGCTGCTGTAGAATCTGCAAAGAATGAAGTAGCAACAGTAAAGGCTGAACTTGCTTCAGTTAAGAAAGCACCTGCTGTGCCTTCAGTTAAATCACAAGAATTTAAAAAGAATGTTGCACCGGTTGTTGCATCGAATGGTAATTCATTCAGCGACTTCATGGAAAGCATTCGCTCAAAAAAGTAAAATAATTCACCTCATAAATTTTAATTAAAGATGCCAACAACAACTTCACTCACCACCACCTATGCAGGTGAATTAGCTGGTGAAATCGTAGCAAAAGCTTTGTTGAGTAACGTTTCTGCACAGTACGTTACAATGAAGCCAAACGTACCTTACAAATCAGTAGTACGTAAAATTGATGACACCGTATCATTTGCGGCTGGAACATGTGACTTTACCCCAACAGGTACTATCACTTTGACCGAGCGCATTTTGACTTTGGAAGAATTCCAAGTTCAGCGTCAAATCTGTAAGAAAGACTTCTTCATCGACTGGACAACAGCTGATGTGATGTCAGGTCGCGTAAACACTCAAATCCAAGATGCCATTATCGGCCGTTTGGTAGGTGGTATCGCTGCAAAGAATGAAACTGTAATGTGGTCAGGTGTAAACGCCACAGCTGGTGAGTACGATGGATTCCTTACCTTGATTAAGGCAGGTGGTTCAGGTGCTGTGTCTGCAGGTTCAGGTGCAATCGATGACACTAACATCATTGCAACTTTGTGGGACATAATCTCTACTGCTCCAGCCGCTGTTAAAGGTGCTGCTGAAAAGCCAACTATCTACATGGGACAGGCTGCATGGGAATACTACATGCAAGCTCAAATCGCTGATGGCAACGGTTGGTATGCAACTGCTGGTCCTGAAGTGCAGAAGCGTTTCGTAGGTATGTATGAAATCGCAGTATGTCCGGGTATGCCTGCTGACAACATCGTGTTTGCACAAAAATCAAACTTGATGCTCGGTACATGGCAAGAAAACCAAATGAACGAAGTGTTCATTTTGGACATGCAGAATCTTGATGGTTCACAGAACGTTCGCTACGGTGCACGTTTCTACTTAGGTGCACAGATTGCAGTTGGTGAGGACATCACCTACTGGGGTGCATAATCAATAAATTCATAAAGGGGGTGTAACAGCCCCCTTTTAACCAACTAAAAAAATAATAATATGGCTTGTGAATTAACAACCGGCTTTACACTTGGATGCCTTGAAGGTATTGGTGGTGTTAAAGAAGTATTGATAGCGAACTATGAGGATTTCGAAACAGGAATCACTTACGGTGGTGCTAATGGCGAAGTAGATGGATTGCCTACTGCAACTATCTATCGTTACGTTCCTTTCCGTAACTCAGGTTCATACGTAGAAACGGTGCAAAAGAATTTGGAAACAGGTACACTGTTTTTCTCACAGGAAGTTGGATGGACTTTCGGTAAGTTGAATCAAGATATGCGCAATGAATTTTTGAATGTTGCTAAAGCAAAGATGATAGTGTTTGTTCGCACGAATGACGATCAAATTTTGCTTGTTGGTGCAGGTGAAGGTTCACAGCTTACAGCTGGTACTGTTCAATCAGGTGCGCAAAAGGCAGATTTAATGGGATATCAGGTAACTACAGTTGCAGAAGAACTTGCACCTGCTGTACACCTTGAGCCATTTACAACAGTTCCTTTCGATAACTTTGCTGGAATTACTGTAAGCCCTGCTTACTAAGAATTTGTTTTCCGTTCTGTGTGTCTTGTTGTATTGTAAAGGGGGCAGGTTTACACTTGCCCCTTTTTAAATAAAAGAATAAATGATTTATCTAACTACAAATACAGCCAACCAGCAAGTGTATCTTTCACTTGACGAAGCGCGACAGTATTACAGCACAGCATTCACGCACTATCTTATTGTTCTCACACACGAAGAAAACAGCACTACCGGAAGTGACCTTGCACAGGTTGCCACGATTGTTAATGAAACGGTGCGTGTTACACAGCTGACAATTACCACAGTTGGATTAACTTTGGCAGGTAGATACCGATACGAAGTGTACGGACAGAATTCTTCAAGCAATACGAATCCTACCAATGCCGCAGTTGTTGGCATTGTTGAGCGTGGATATGCTGTTTTAAATGACAATACAAGTTGGTTTGACGTACCTGTCAATACCATTCCAAACGATATAATCTATGAACCATAACGAATCAAATATAGTTTCGCTGAAGCTTAGTGAATACGTAGCTAAGAGCGATGCAGAAAAAGTAGACCGTAAAGGCTGGGTGAATTACGGAGATCAAAACGATTTTCCGCAATACCTGCGTGACCTATCGCACGAATCACCAGTGCATGGTTCACTCGTTGTGGCTATTGGTGATATGATTGCAGGCAAGGGCATTCAGTCGGAGCAATACCAAGCTGAATTAGATGCGCTAAATATTGATACTTTGACCTATGCATGCGCAAAGGATTTGAAGTTGTTTGGCGGTTTCTTTATCGAAGTCATTTGGAGCAATGACCGCACTGTGATATCGAAGCTGAATGCGATACCATTTGAAGAATGCCGCATTGCGGTGAATCAAGAAGACGAAAGCGAAATAGGAATCTTTCACAGCTACGATTGGTCAAACATTCGTAAGAAGAAAAACACACCTGAATTCATACCCAAATACAACTACCTAACACGCAACGAAGAACCACGTCAAATATATTGGTGCTTCACGTACACAGGTAGTGATTCCTATCCACGACCTGATTACTGGAGTGCGATTAACTACATTGAATTAGATAAACAAATATCTATATTCCATATCAACCAAATATCTAACGGTCTTTTCCCTTCGACTATCATTAACTTCTATAATGGGCAGGCAACACCTGAACAGAAGCAGCAAATGATGTTGGATTGGGAGAATAAGATGTCGGGTGCGCGTAACGCTGGCAAGGTGGTTATGTTCTTTAACGAACGTGACCAACCTAAGACCGAAATCACTCCATTCCCGGTTAATGATGCAGATAAGCAATATCAGTTGATGAATGATACTGCACAGCAAAAGATTATAACTGCGCATCGTGTGACTACACCATTGTTATTCGGTATTCGTGAGAACACTGGATTTGGTAGCAATAAGGATGAAATGGCTACAGGTCTTGAGATATTCAATAAGCAAGTAGTCGAGCCGTATCAGGCAATGATTAATCACAGCATTGAAGAATTGTTAGGCAATCAACTACCGGGTGTAACCTTTGAGATTGTGCCGAACACACCACTTGCAGTTGAGCAAGCTGAAGTAGTAGTGGATACTACAGGTGGAGTTACTACCGATGTAGCTGCTACAGCTTTGAATGGTGCGCAAATTAGTTCGCTTATTGATATTGTGATGCAAAGTTCCGCAGGTGCTGTTCCTGTGAGCAGCGCAAAGGCAATCGTACAAGCTGCATTCCCAACATTGCCACCTGCTACTATCGATGCAATCTTTGCTGATGTGTTACCTGGTTCTTTGTTACCTACAGAAGTAATTCAATCGAGTGTTGAATTAAAAAAAAAAGTAGATGCTGACTTTGATGATAACAAAGTAGCAGATGCATTAATTGCATTAGGTGAAGACCAAGATGAAGATTGGGTGTTGATTGATGAGTACGATGTAGACTACGAAACAGACGATGCAGATAACGAAAGTATAGAAGCGCATAACTTTGCCAAGACAAGCACAGGCACTGCACGACCTAATGCGAAGTCTGCGCAGGATGAAACCATTGACGATGTAAAGTTCTATACACGTTACAAATACAGCGGAGCAATTAAAGAGAATTCGCGTGAGTTTTGCCGTAAAATGATTGCAGCCGATAAGCTATATCGCAAAGAAGATATCATGCAAATGGGTAAGCAAATAGTCAATGAAGGATGGGGACCACGAGGGGCTAATACCTATAGCATTTGGTTGTGGAAGGGCGGAGGGGCATGTGGCCACGTGTGGCGCAAGATGACCTTTGCAAGTGCAAAAGGTTTTGGTTTGGACTTGACTAATCCGGACATTAAAGAAGCAATGGATGCACGAGTAAAGAAAGCTGGATATACAGTGCGCAATAATCCGAAAGTAGCACAAGAGCCACGCGATATGCCTAATCAAGGTTTCCTTCCTGACAATCCACGTTTCGCAAATAAATAATTACAACTATGGCTGAAGTATTACTAATATCCGAGAACTACGTGAAGAAGTACACTACCATCAACGGCAGTGTAGATCCAAATCTTCTATATCCGTCAATCTATTTGGCGCAAGACAAATGGCTACTTCCCTTTTTGGGAACTGACTTGTTGAATAAGATAAAAGATGATGTGGCAAACAATACGATTGCAGGTAACTACCAAATACTCTTAGAAGATTACATTCAAAAGATGCTGCTTTGGTGGGTGATGGTAGACGTAACTCCGAATTTGTGCTATC